ATCAAGCGGGAATGGTGGCGGCTCTGGGACGATGAGGAAGCGGCGCAACACGGCGTCAATTCCGGCGCCTTCCCGCCGATGGAACTGATTGTCGCCTCTCTGGATCCTGCCTATACGCAAAAGGAAGAGAACGACCCGTCGGCTTTGACGATCTGGGGCTTGTGGCGCGACCGCTACGAAAACCCGAACATCATGCTGATGAACGCATGGGCGAAGCGGCTGGAAATCCACGGGCCGCAGGTTGTGCGGCGACCGGGTGAATCCGATGCGGCCTACCTGGAGCGGCAGAAAGCCGACTGGGGCCTCGTCGAATGGACGGTGCACAGCTGCAAGCGGTTCAAGGTCGACCATCTGCTGATTGAGGCGAAGGCCTCGGGCATCTCGGTCTTTCAGGAAATCAGGCGGCTCAACCGGACAAGCGACTGGTCGACGGCGCTGGTCAATCCGGGAAAAGAGGACAAGGTTTCGCGCGCCTATGCGGTTCAGCCGCACTTTGCCAACGGGCAGGTGTTCGCGCCGGATCGGACGTGGGCCGATCTGGTCATAAGCCAGTGCGCGACGTTCCCGAAGGCGGCGCATGACGATCTCGTCGACACTGCGACGCAGGCGCTGCGCTGGTTCCGCGAAAAGGGACTGCTGCAGCGGTCGGACGAAATAGCTGCTGCGCAGGCGGCGGAGAACACGCACCGGAGCCCGGAAAGGCCGATCTACGACGTTTGAAGTCCTGCCGCGCTGGCGGGGCAAATTGGAAGGCAAGCGCAATGTGCCAAATCTACGGACATGCTGTACCGAAATTCAATGCGGGCGATGTCGTCTATGTGCGTGCGATCGTCTCCGAGGTCGGGGAGTGCGGAACGCCGTGCCTGCGCATCGCGATCGTCGGCGGGCACGCGCTCGTTGTGCCTGACGTGAAGGAAGTTCACCGGGCGAAGAGCAAGACGACGCGGACCACGATCGAACTGGAAACCACGGCATGACGCGCTTTCGCCTGTACCTGCTGCAATCTGTCGCGTGGCGCACGTTCGCGCCGGCGTGCCCGTCGATCATCTATGCCTTGCCCGGCCATCGGCTGCGCGCGATCATGGACGCCGGGGCTGACGACGTCGGGGGCAAGGCGTGAACCTCGTAACGTGCGCCATTTGCCGGAAGCCAGTTGATCTGCAGGAATCGTGGTATGACCCGGCAAGCAACAGGCATGTGATGCGCGTATGGTGTCACGGCGAAAAAGACAAATGTTCCGTTGACCGCGCGTTTCTCGAACAGGGTCCGATAACGGAAGCAGTGGCTTTCTCGACGCGCTCGATCCCGGTTCAATCGCCAATGGTTTCAGCCTGATGGCCGCTCCCTCGTCGATCCGCATTCCCGCGCCTGACGCGGACAATGACCTCGGGCCGACGGACGTGGCTATTCCGGAAGGCGGCTTTGGCGATCTGATCGACAAGACGGGCGATGTCCTCCGCGTCGAGTTTCCGGACGGATCGGTCGCGATCAATCTGGCGCCGCTGCTCTCGGGCGCAAATCCCGAAGACGCCAAGACGCACGACGAAAACCTCGCCCTGCACATGCCGGACATGGATCTGGCGTCGGTGTCGGACGAACTGCTGCGGCTGATCGACGACGACGAGCGCAGGCAGGAAGAGCGGCTGAAGGACATCGCCGACGGGCTGAAGATGCTCGGGCTGAAGCCAGAAAAGCCGAATAGCGAACCCAGCGAAGAGGGCATGTCGGTTGTTCGGCATCCGCTGTTGCTGGAAGCGGTGCTGCAATTCCAGGCGAACGCCCGCGGCGAAATGCTGCCGGTCGATGGCCCGGTCAAGGTCCGCAACGACGGGGCCGGGACGGAAGGCGAAGAGACGCTGGCCGGCCGGCTCGAAAAGGACATGAACCATTATCTGACGGTCGGCGCGCCGGAATACTACCCGGACACGGATCGCATGTTCTTCTCGCTGGGGTTTGGCGGCGAGGCGTACAAGAAGGTCTACCACGACCCGATCAAGCGGCGTCCTGTGTCGCAGACGGTTGACCGCAAAGACCTGATCCTGTCGGCCGGCGCGGTGGCGCTGGAAGCCTGTCCGCGCATCACGCATCGCATCCGCATGTCGCCGTCGCAGGTGAAGCGGATGCAATTGGTCGGCGCATGGCGCAAGATTTCGCTCGGCTACGGCCAGCAGCCTGAATTGTCCGACCCTGACCGGGAAGCGCAGGAGATTGCGGGCGTCGCGCCGGCGACCACGTCCGAACCGGAACAGATCGACCGCACGATCGACGAATGCTATTGCGAGCTCGATCTGAAAGGGTTTGAGCACGAAGACAAGGGCGAACAGACGGGCCTGCCGCTGCCGTACCGCGTGACGATCGACCGGGATTCGAAAGAGGTTCTGGAAATCCGCCGCTGGTGGCGCGAAGGCGACGAACTCTGCATCCGCAAGGAAGTGTTCTGCGAGTACGTCTTTGTGCCGGCGATGGCCGGGCTGAATGTCGGGCTTTTCCATATCCTGAACAATCCGACGCGGGCGCTGACGGCCGCATGGCGCATCGCGCTCGACAACGGCATGATGGCGAACTTTCCGGGTTTTTTGATCGCGCGGTCGGCCGGACGTCAGCAGACCACAAACATCCGCGTCGCGCCGGGGCAGGGCTCGCCGGTCGATGTCGGCGACGGCTCGCTCAAGGACGCGGTGATGCCGCTGCCGTACCGCGACGTGACGCCGGGGTTTCAGGCCATCGTCAAGATGATCGAGGATGCGTCCGAGCGCGTCGGCGGCACGGCCAACATGAACGTCGGCGAAGGGCGCCAAGATGCGCCGGTCGGAACCACGATCGCCCTGATCGAACAGGCGACGAAGGTTCTGGGCGCGGTCCACAAGCGGATGCACGCGGCACAGGGCAAAGAATTCCTGATGTTGAAAGAACTATTCCGCGAAGACCCGAAGGCGATGCACCAGGGCAACCCATCGCCGTCGCTCGCGGACGAAGAGGAATTGAAGGCCGCGCTGAACGATGCGGACATCGTGCCGGCCGCTGATCCGAACACGTCGAGCCAGACGATGCGGATTCAGAAGGCGATTGCGATCAAGCAGATGGCGTCGCAAAACCCCGGCGCCTACGATATGGTGGCGGTTGACAAGCGCGTGTTCCGGATGGCCGGGGTCGATGACGTCGACAGCCTGTTCGCCAAGGCCGCGCCGGGGCCCTCGCCGGAGGCGGAAGCCAAGGTGATGGATTCGCAGGCCAAGCTGATGGGCGCGCAGGCGAAGGTGCAACAGGTCAAGGTTCAGGCGCTCGACGCCGCGTCCGATGCGCAGAACCGCGAAGCTGATCGCGAAAGCAAGGAACGGCTGGGCGTGATGTCGCTGGCGAAGACGGAAGCCCTGCATCCGGGCGCCAAGCAGGACGTCGAGGAACTGGCGAAGGGCGGGCTGTTTCCGGGCGCGCCGACTGATGGCGCGGGGCCGGTGTGATTGCGGCTCGCGTTCGTATCCGTCGCGTTCGGTTCAAATCTGGCGGCGAAGTTCGCTTGCTGCCGTCTACGTCGGTTGATGCTGTTCGCGCTCGTGCTGAAAGCAGGGTGCGGGCGTGCCTCGATAGCGCGCGTCCGGGTGAAATATCTGGGTTTGCATTTGTTGCGTGGGATGCTGAGGGCAAAAGCTGGGCGCACATATCGGGCGGCGGTCCATTCCCTAGCATCTTGGCCCCCGAATTTGTCAAAGCACGGCTCGCTGCCGAACTGGTCAGCGATTGGGTTCAATCCGATCTAGAGGACGGGTCATGAGCAATTACAAATCAGAAGCGCACGCCTCGCGCGGCGGCAAGCATTCGGCGATGGGCATCGGCTGTCACAAGCCGAAGGCGCTCGACATCGGCAAGGGCGGAACCTGGGACGGGCAGAAGGGCCTATCCTCGGACGCCAAGGTCGAGCAGCCGCAGGAAATCCCGACGCGGAAGCATGGCGGGAAGGTCGAGGGCAAGCACGCTGCAAAGCGGCTGGATCGCCCGGCGCGGAAAGCTGGCGGTCGCGTCCACAAAGACAGCGGCGGCCGAATGACCAACGACGAATACAAGCGTGTCACGTCCAGCGGTGGCGACAGCGATGAAAAGGATAGTGACGAAAAGGAATTGAAGCGCGGCGGCCGCGCCGTTCACGCCGACGAAGCGCAGGACAAGGCGCTGATCAAGCGCGAAGTGAAGCCCATGGCGTTGAAGCGCGACGCGCGCGCCAGCGGCGGACGCGCCAAGGGCAAGACGAACATCAACATCGTGCTCGCGCCCGGCGCCGGCGGCCAGCAGCAGCCGCCCCAGAAGATTCCCGTGCCCGTGCCGGTTCAGGGTCCGCCGTCGTCGCCTCCGGGCGGCGCCCCGATGGGCGCTGGTCCGGCCATGGGCGGCGGCATGCCTCCCGGCGCTGGTCCGATGCCGCAGCCGCCGATGGGCCGCAAGGCTGGCGGGCGCATCCCGCACAAGGCGGACGGCGGCATGCTCAAGGCGCGGTTTGGCGCGAACTCCGGTCTGGGCCGGATCGAAAAGGCCAAGCGCCAGATGAAGGCCGACTGACCGCATGTCGATGCGCTCTCTCGACCTGCAGTTCTTCCGTGAGCTGGAAGCCGCGGTCGAGCAGGAAGCCAAGGCCATCAAGGATGATCTGGCGGAAGGTCGGGCCGCCGATCACGCAGATTATCGCTATCGCGTCGGGCGCCATCGCGGACTGACGGATGTCCTGAAAATCGCGCGCGCCATCAACGACAAGATGCTGGGCCGCGACGAACAGGGCAAAGCCTGAACGAACACAACCGTTCGTGTGTACCCGTGCCGCGCGCGCCGCGCGATGCGGTGATTTTCTATTGGCGCTCAATGGAAAGGTTCTCTATGCCTCCGGCACTCATGATGCATGACAGCGACCCGCGCGAGGCGCTGCAGAAAAAGGTCGGCGATCTCTCCGACATCGAAATCTTCGGCAATGACGTTCTGGTCGCCATCTACGAGCGACCGGCCAAGACGCGCGGCGGCATTATCATGACCGACGTGACGCGCGGCGAGGACGTCTATCAAGGCAAGGTCGGCCTCGTGGTCGCCATGGGCGCGCTGGCATTTGAAGATACGGCGCTCGACGGCATGCGCTGCGAAATCGGCGACTGGGTGTTCCTGCGCCCTGCCGATGGCTGGTCATGCACGCTGAACGGCGCCGAAAAGACGCCGGCCCGCGTGGTGCGCGACGCTCTCATTCGCGGTCGGGTGACCAACCCCGACGCGATCTACTGAGGGGGCGCGATCATGGCCGACGACATCACAGGCGACGTGACGATC